GCGCGGAGGCTCGATTTTACTTGCTGACGTCCGCGCCAATAAACAGGCCGTAAGGATCGGGCACGACCGGAATAAACAGGCCGCTTGCCTTTGTCCAGGTGGTCTTCGGGTCAGGCGTTTCCCACTGGGTGATCGTGATATACTGCTGTGCACTCTTGTCGGTGTACGGGCCATAGCCCTTTTCTTCCGGCGTCACGCCCCACAGGCCAACGCCGAAGGAATTGGCCGTGCCGTTGGACAGGAACGCAACCTTGTCCTCCGGGAAGAATCGATGCGTCTTTTCCGCGCCGTTTGCGGCCTGCGCCTTATAGCGCTGGTCGTTGGTCGTGATCTGGCCGAAGCCGAACAGCTCGGTAAAGAGGCTGCGCAGCTTCTCGGTGGTGACGTATGTACCAGCGCCGACCGTACCGTATACGAGGGTCTGAATGCCCTTGTTGGACGCGAGTTTGCGCAGGATCTTCGTACCGACGACCATTTCGCTCAGGGCGTGGCCGGAGGCCGCCGCCTGATCCGCGATGGCCTGAAGCTGGCCGACGATATCAGCATCTGCGCCGAAGTCGATCTTGAAGCCGGTGTTTGCGGACGGAACGCCGTAATCGACGGTCATGTTGAGATTGTTTTCCTTGATGGTCATCTTGCCGGTCGCGATAACTTCCATTTTCGCGACCTCGGTTCTGACCTTGACTGCATCGGCCATCAGGCGCATATCGTCAAAGACATAGCTCACGATCGCGCTGTCGGCATATACGCCGTTTTCGTTGAGCAGCTGCACCCGCTCGGACTGGTTGATCTTGCGCTTGATAAACAGTTTTTCGACCTCAGTCTTTTCGAGTGCCGGCCGCGTGGCGATCTCAGCCTCGGTGTCAAAGGCGTGGACGGTCGCCATCGTGGGGATCTGTGCGCCGTTTGCGAGGCGCAGGTACTCGGCCTTGAGGCTTTCGGTTTTCTGATCCGGGAACAGCCGGTCTCCGAGGTAGGCCGGGCGCGCGACGGAAATGTTCTGCGAGAAATCCAGACGGTCAGCGTCGGAAATCAGTTCAAGAATGTCAGGCATGGTGTTTTTCCTCCTTCTTTAGGCCGTAGTCCACACGGGGTACAGGGTCACATTGCCGGTCATTTCGACCTTGGAGACGGCAGCGCCGCCCTTAGACGTGCTCCAGCCGGTCTGGGTGTTGCCGCTCTTGGTCAACGGGTATTCGGTCGAGACGTCGGCATAGGAGCCCTCTGTGTAGACGTTCTCGTCGACGGGCGGCGTGCCGCTGCCGTCGTTTTTGTCGTAGGTCACGGTATAGCCGCGCGTGATCTCCGGCGCATCAACAAATGTGAAGCCCTTGCCGGACAGCGCGGTCTTTGCTGCGGAGGCCAGCGACAGGCGGTCTGCCAGCACACGGCCCGCGACCATCACGGAGCCGGGCATATTGCCGTCCGTCACGTCGATGTCCTCAAATACGAGGCCGACGGCGTTCGAATTGTCGGACGGGAACGGCGTGCCTGCCTTGACGATCTTGTACTTGCCGTCCTGCACGCCCATCGACGCGGGGATTTCACGGGTTTTCAGGACGAGGCCGACTTCGCTTTCGAGGAAATTCGGCCTGACTTCTGCTTTTGTGTTTACAACGATAGACATTTTTCAAATCACTCCTTGTTTGGTGTCTGCGCAAACTGCGCGTTGAACTGCTGCGCGTACATTGCGCCCTTGCTTTTTGCCGCCGGTGCGCCGCCCTGGCCGACGGGCTTGACGAATGTGGGCGTGGGCTTATCTGCCTGAAACGCAGTCGGATCTGCTTCGAGCTGAGCCTTGTGCCACTCGTCGAAGCCGGTCAGCTCGCCGTCTTTCAGTTCAAGGTGTTTCTCCTTGAGGTCTGCAAGGTAAGCTTTCTCGGCGGCTTTGGAAGAGAACTTGACGCCCTTGGCCGTAATCGCGCGGTTCATGGCGTCGGCGTAGTCCCGGCTTGCCAGCTGCGCCTTGTAATCTTCGGTTTCCTTGGTGTACCGGCCCTGAAGGTCTTCGAGCTGCTTGCGGACGCTCTCAGTGTCCCCGCTGGACTTCCGCAGGTCTTCGATGTCCTTGTTGCGGTCGGCCAGTTGCTTTTCCACGGCCTCTTTGTCCGCCTTTGCGTCCTCTGCGGCCTTTTTGTGCTTCTCAATGTCCTTGCCGTTCATGGCAAAAACCTTGTCCGCCTGCTCTTCTGTCAGGCCAATGCTCAGCAATTCTTCTTTTTTCATGGTTTCTCCTTACGGGATAGGCTTTTTAGGTCGTCGCCATGACCTCCCGCCTGCACTTTTAGGCTTGCAGATAGCCAATTTTTTGTATAAATCCCGCTCATGCGGTTTTTACCGAAACAAAAAGAGCCAACCACTAAGAAAATCTCAGTAGTTGGCTCATCGTGCCATTCCGCGCACTCGATTGTGCTGCGGTATCTGTATTACTTTTTCAGCTCTTCCACCTTGATGATCTGCGCCTTGACTGTTCCGTCCTTCATGCGCTTCAGCTGAACGCGGAACCCGGCGGCAAGCGCCCGCTCAATGGCGGCTTTCAGTTTTTCGTCAATCATATAACACCTTCATTCTCTCCGGCTGTTCCGGCAGCCCGGCGGCCTTGCTGAAATCATGGTATTTCGTGTTCAGGCGGCGCAGTTTGGCTGCGGCGGCAGTCTCCTTGTCCTTTTGCCCGGATGCTTTATATGCTTTTTTCAGCTTTTTTTGCTTTCTAATTTCCCGCTCAAGCCTGCGCTGCATCTGGGTTGCTTCATATGCAGTATATTTCTTCCCGTCGAACTCACAGCCGAGGCCGTCGTCGATGTGCTCCAGCTGCTCTTCGGAATAGGTAGGCTCCATAATGCCGGGGAGAAATGCGTGTTTGTAGTGGCGGCAATTTGCTCCGGTCAGGCCGTCTACATAGCCGTAGCCGGTCGTCTCCACGAGATCCTTGTACTGCCCAAGCGGGTCAGGCTCTCCGTTTTCGCTTTTATAATAAATTTTCCCTTGCCAATCCTTGTGGCTCGACCACGGGGACGGGCCGGGCTTGTCTCGTGCGCCGGAGTGGGCTGTGATCTCAAAATACCGGGTATCCAGATATTCCGCCGACTGGTCGGAATACTTGTCGCAGATTTGCGCCACGCCCGTCATAACGGCCCGGCGGGCAGCCACGTCGATTTGATCTGTGTGACCGCTCTCATAGTCTACGACTTTGATTCCGCTCTCTGCCAGCTGCTTGACGGCTTTGGCAATCGCCTGATTATAGCTGATCGCCCCGCTCTGAATTTGCAGCGTTGACGAATTTAAGGCCCACTGATATGCTTGCGCAGGCGGAAGCATTCTCTGGCCATTGTCCACTAAAAACCCCAAAGATTGCGTCAGATTTCGGAATTCTCCGAGCGTCTGCCTGCGGATCGCGTCGATATCGGAGGCGTCTACCAGCCGGTCAGGCTTTGTCACGTCGGCCAGCGTAATGAGGTCGTTGTAATATCGCTGGTTTCGCTCCACAACGTCGTCCAGCAGTTTGTTCAGTTTCTCTTCGCTGACGTCCGCCGTCTTCTGGATCGCCTTTCTGATCTTCTTGAGATCAATGCCGTGCGACCGCAGCGCCCGGATATCCTGTACCGTGACCTCGTTCAGCTGATCCGCAATTTTAAGCCGTGAACAAACCTCATCCAGCAGCGTATCTTCCAGCGTCCGGAACAGCTCTGCAAGCTCTTCCGGGATGGCGTCTAATAGTTCTGGGCTAAAAAGGGTACTTCATCCGCTCACCGCCCTTCTCCGTTTCACAATATCATCATAGTGCGGCTTTACCCGTATCAAATTCCAGTCGCATTCTTCCGGCACTCTGCCGTAGAAGATCACCCATTCCGGGGATAGCCGTTTCATCATTTCTTCGTAGCCGCGCAGGAACAGGCGCTTGCTTTCAGCGTTTGCCTGCGTTCCCACCGAGGAAACCGCCACAACACCGCCGACAGGTTCACCGTCAAAGCACCAGTCATAACTATTCTCATCGCTCCATGAGATTGTCGGATAAACCGTCATGCCGTGCATTTGCCAGTATGCCGCCAACCAATGCTTGCGGTAATGGTTGTATATCTGCATCGCCAGCGGCATATCCGTGTATGTGGAGAAGTCCGGCGCACACACCGCCGCAAACTGCAACAGTTTCGGAATGTACTTGTCCGGCGTGTTCCAATATCGAATGAATTGGTAATCGTCCACAAAGAAATGAACGATTTTGCTTGCCTGGTCTTTTGCTGTGTAATGGTAATTCACAGGGATAAATTCGCCATGCGGATATGCCTTGACCGGCTCGATCTGCGGAATGTCGTACTTTCCAACGCCGGGGAATGTGAACTTGTCGAGATTTTCAAAGTTAATCATACCGGACGCCATGTACCGCTGCGCTTGTTAGTTCTGCGGTATTTCTTGCCGTTTACCGTAACTTCCAACGCACCGGACTTTTGCGCTGTTACAAAGGCACTGGAAAACGCCTTGTTTTCTGCTGCTTTGCGGTTTTTACTGGACTGGTCACGCAATTTCCGCATGTAGCTATCCATTTCACCGCGCGCTCTTGCAGCTCTGTCTGCGGCGCTTCCTGTTTTCTGCGTGCGATTCTTTCTCGTATACATCCTTGTATTCTGAATACGGAACCCTAATTCTTTGTTCCGTAGGGATAACTTCGTTTTTTGCTACCCCCCCGGAACTTCCTCTTCCTCCCATCACTCTACCTCCTGTTGCTGTTCAGTTACCATATCCTGCGCTCTCGGAAGCATTTTCTTTGCAGTCGCTTCGTCCTCGCCGTACCATTTCGCGCGGTATTCCCAGTGGTTCAGAATTCCGTCAGCGAGGTCAAGTCGGTCGTTTGCCCGCTCTTGTTCCTTCTTCTCAGCGTCGTCAAGGATGGAATCGCCCCAATCATATTCTGCGTTGTACGTCCCGGCAGGCGCGAGGTTATAGAGTGTTGCGTATGTATCGAGCGCATAGAGCAGGCTGTCAAACGTGTGTTCAAGCGCCGTCTGGATACTGTCAATTAGCACATATTTGCGCTGCTTGCTGTTGCGGATCTCCGTCGCGGTCTTCTCGACGGTCTGCGGATCGGAGATATCGCCATAGGCCAGCCCGACGTTGAACTCGATGCGGCGGAGCGTATTCTGGAACCCTCGGTAGATTGCTTCATCGCGGATCTGCGGCTCGATGTACTGAAAGAATTCGCCGGACGGGGAGAACGGCCCAAGCTCAAACATACGCTTGTTAAACATATCCGCAGTCGAGCTCGTGCCGTCCATCAGGACTTTGCGCTCGCTGGAACGGTATTCCCAGCGCAGGCGCTCCCACTGCTCGTCGGCCTGCTTGATAAGCTGCACCGTAGCCGCGTCTCCGTAGACGGACATTCCGCAGGGGCTGTTTGCGTCCGTTGTGTTGGCCGCAGGCGGGCGGAAGTACGCGAAGAGCGGCCCGCTCATATCCTGAATCGCGATCTCCGGCTGAATGTCCGCCCATTCCGGGACGGCGTTCAGGGGCGCTTCTGCGCCGACTGTGCCGGAAGCGTCGCTGTAATACGCTTTATTGCGGATCGTATAGGTCGTGCCGTCCAGCTCGTGCGATTCGAGGCGGATATAATACTTCCCGCCCACTTTCGCGGGCTTGTCCCGGAAGACGCCTCCGATGCAGCGCCCGGCAGGGTCAAATTTCGTCGGCTGGAACGCCGCCGCGCCGGTCACGTCGACCAGCAGCTGCTCACCGTAGATATACGGCTTAAATGCCACGCCGCCGAGCGCAAGCCCCAGTTCTAAGGCGCTGTGAAAATTCTCTTCCGCCCGCTCAAAGCAGTCTTTCAGATAATCCGCACGGGCGCTGCCGGTGATGTTAGCCGTCAGCTCGGCCAGCGTCGGTCGCGCGATCTCCCGGCAGATCGCCGCCGGAAGCCCGACAGCAATGACATCGCACGTCTGCCAGGGTGGATTTCCAATAAACATCGCGTACCAGAGGCTTATATTCTGCTCCATCTTCTGGCTGACTGCCGGAGATACGCCGAATTCCCGCTCGGCCACCGCCTGCGGGAAAAGCATATTCCGGAACCACCCTCGAATGTTTGTCAAAAGGCTCATTTCTTGATTTCTCTCCTCAAAACGGTCATGCAAAAATAGCGGATACTATCGCACACGTGGTCGTTTTCTTTTATCACGCGGTCTTCTCCTGCGTCTTTGTCCCAGCTATAAAGGCCAAATTCCCGAAACGCGTTTTTGCAACTCTCATGGAATTTGATTATGCCGCTTTTGATGCAGGCCCCCGTGAAGCGAATGCCGTCCAGCACGGCGTTGTTTGCTTTCCATACAGAAAACTTTCCGTGCCGCCGGATGCACTCGGCAAAGGACGCTGCCGATGGGTCGAGCACGACACGCTCAATGCGGTATCCGTCCGCGAATGCCTCTAAATCCTGATAATATTCTTCGTCAGTCTTCTGCCGCCCGCTCTCGCGCCCGCTGTGGTAATATTCTTTCTCCATGACGGCCTTGCCGCCATATTCCCGCCACAATGCAAAGACGGTAGGGTTCTGTGTGCCGTAGTCCGATGAGATCCAGTACCGCCCCGGCCCGCCCCGCTCACTCGTGACGTTTCTGGCCCGATCAAACATTGGGTAAACCAGACCCTCGGCGATTCTCCAGAGGCCGAGAATATACCGGTCGTAAAAAACACCGGAATACATCGCCTTTGTCCGCTCGATCATCTGCGGTGTCAGGATCGGGTTATCTTCCAGCAGGAAGTGGATGTGCCGCGTGCCTGCGGGCGGCTGCTCGATGTATTTTTTGTACACCCAGTTCGCTGGGCTTTCCGGGTTGCAGTTCAGAAAATATTTCGGGTTCTCGAATGAAATCGCGCGGGCTGTTGCCTGCTCCACAAATGACTGCGGCATCAGTGCAACCTCGTCGAATAAAACGCCCGCGAGCGTAATGCCCTGGATGAGCATATACGAGCTTTCGTCTTTGCCGCCGAAGAGATAAAACCAGTTGACCCGCGCGCCGCAGCGGACTGTCAGGACGCGCGTAGAAACCTTGTAGGACAGCGCCAGCGCCGCTCCAAGTCCTTCGACCTCCATCAGCGGGCGGAGGATGTTCCGTTCTGCCGACTGCACGGTCTTTCCGCAGATTGCGAAATTCGTGCGGTCGTAGTTCTGCATGGCCCACGCCAGAAAGGCCAGCGTCATGATCGTTGTTTTACCGGATCGGACGGAACCGTCGCAGATCAGCGTCGTCTCGTCCGTCTTGCAGAAGTCGAATATCTCCCTCTGCTTTTGTGAAAGTTTTTTAAGGCGCATCGTTCCCGCCGCCCGTGATCGCGGAGATCAGCGCCGCAAACGCCGCCGGGTCTCCGCGCCGTTCGTCCTCCGATGCCCAGCCAAAATTGCATCCAAGGCTGAACTTCGCACCAGGCGAGCCGTCTTTGTCGTAAAGTCGTTCCTCGGCATAGGCTTCGCAGCGTGCCTTCGCGCGCGTTATCGCGTCACGATATTCCTCGCGCCCCTGATAGTCCAGCAGGACTTTACGCCCGGACAGACCAAGCGCCAGCGCAAGCCCGGTGACAGTCGGCGGCTTCGCTCCGACAACGACCGGCTGGCCGTGCTTGTCGTAGATGGGCTGGCCGTTTTTGTCGAGGCGCGGCGTGCCCTCGCAGCTCGCAAAATAAGCTTCTATTGCCCGCTCCATCGCCTTTACGCTCTTGATCTTTCTCGGCTTTCCCATCTCCCCGCCTCCTTTGCGCCGGTTTTTGTTTATGCCAAAGCAGAGACGGGTATGCTCCGCCCCTGTGGCTTATATTTTGTCATGTTTTTTCTCTTATTTTCCCCCAACTGGGGGATTGCCGTCAATTTCTTCGTCTTCCGATCAGGCTGTCTGTCGAGATATCGAAGAAATCGGCTATTTTCACCACGGAATCAACGGACGGGCAGCGTTCTCCCCGCTCATATCTGCGGATGATATTCCGCGAGAGGCCGCAGCACTCCCCAAGTGCCTCCGGCGACATCCCATAGCGCTCCCGCAGTTTCCGCAGCTGTGCCGGGAAGCCAGGTGGGGGCGGCGTACTGCTCTTTTTGCTATGCTTTCTGCTCACGTCCTGCATTCCCCGTCCCTTTCCGGCTCGGCGCCCTTGCAATCGGAGATATGGCGATACTTGGCGCAGCAATTCTCGCAACGCCAGTCATGGCAGATGCAGTCTTTCCGGGTGCATACCAAAGGGGTCACCCGATCACCCAACCGTGGCCACACGACGGAGAAACAGGCCAAGATCAACGAGAGGACCACGGAGGAACGCCTGCGCTGGAAACTTAACGCCAATTTCGGATATAGGGACCTCCATGCAGTCCTCCACTATTTCGACAAGGAAAGGACGTTTGACCAGTGCCGGGCAGACCTGGCCCTGTTCTTCAAGCGTCTGCGGAGGCTGTGCAAAAAGCACGGGATCCCATTGCGATACATAGCGGTGACAGAAACCAAGCGCATGACCAACATACACCACCACGTCATACTGAACCGGATGGACCCGGAGATCATAGCAGAGGCGTGGGA